GAGATCAATCTGTGCGACAAAGAAAAAGCTAGTCGATACATTGCCGGGAATGGTGCGATAAATATTCTTGTGCGTGATGTTACGAGATGGTTCGTCAGGTACCGTCGTATCCATCTGATCCAGTTCCCAGTCACCTTCATCGCCGGTAACAAGTGCAGGAGGGGACGGAGGGCCTTCCTCACCATAAGCAGACACGAAGGTATACACATACGCTCGGGTAGCACTTGATCCACTCGGTGGCGTTACATTGGGTGCAGCAACAGGAGTCGGTACACCAAGAAAAAATTCAGGATCGCCATTTTTAATACGGTCGCCGGTATTCATTTTTGGACGGCCATCGCCTGCCCAGAAGTATCGGTCAAAGCCATCATTCACGAGTGGTGAGCGCACAATGTCTACGTCACGGGAAGTGAACGCAATCCACACATCATCAGGAGTATCGGGTACACGGAAGGCACGACGCAGGGTACTTACCTGCCCGGTCAAATTAGCAGTCTCTAATGGATCACGGAAACCACGTAACTCACCATTGAGGAGCTTGGTGTTCCGAGCAGTAGTTGCGTTCATTGGCCCAAGCAGGCGCTTCGACGCACGGGGTACTAGCCCTTGGAAGCCCTCTAATTTGATGCCTGCCATTTCGCCACCTATGTATGTGTCGTCGTTAAGTCTACCTGACAGGAAGCTAATGTCGTCTGCGTTGCGACATCGCGTATCTCAAAGTCTGCAACGATGTTCTGTGAACCGGGACCTTCACCGCCTTTACCGCCCTGCCGAGTAATTCCCCAGAATGGCTCTGTAGATATTAGCACCCATATGCCCACCGCTGCAGCAGCTTCGTCCCATATACCGCTAATAATAGCTGAGTTCCGTACCTCATAACCAGCACCTATACCGGGGACAGGATGCCCTGCCCACCATTCCTTAGCGTATAGAGCATATGTGCCGCCACTGGGTGCGCCACCGAAACCAGCTTCGCCCCATGAGCCATCGTCGAAGAACTTAATGTTCTGGTTGCGGTTGATACCAGCGCCAGTAGTTTCTTCCGTCTTGTCAGTGAGGAAAACTCCGCCTAGACTAAGTATTCCGCCAAACGGCCACATTACGACCAAGCCTGACCGAACGACCCGTACCAAGTAGTGCCGCCGTCGTCAGTCCATAAGTCAATGAAGTCGATGTCACCGCTACCTATAGAGATGATAGGTGCTGCGCCGCCCGGCCACTTGACGTTAGCACCAGAGAAGTCAATAGTGAATGCGCTACCGCCCTGAACAACTTTCAGGCGTATGGTACCGAACACATCAGGAGTCTGGTTGGGTGGGTTGGAAATAGTAAATAATGTGATGTTCGCTGTAAGCGTCAGCTCAACATAGTTGCCAAGCTCGCAATCAATATCCGTTGTAGCAACACCAGATACATCCTGTCGGGTAATAGCAAGGTCAAGAAACTCTGGCCGTATAAGCTGATTGTCGTTCAAGTTCATATCCCCGTTAAGGATATGAACATCAAACCCATCAATGTTGAAATCAGTCAGTCCTGAATTCAGTAGTACTAAGTCAGTGTCATCACTGGACAGGTTTGCAAAGTTAGCTGCACCGCCATATATACGCAAGTAAGCATCGGCAGAAGCAGTACCAATCCGTAAGCCGATAGTCGCTTCGTCGAAGTCAATTACACCGGCAGAATCAAGTAGGGCCACGATGTTATCGGTGTCAACTACGATACCAGCACCACTGGCTGTCGCACGTACACCGCTACCTGCAGGAACGACGATCTCGTTGTTGGTCTGGTCGAGGGTGCCACGTATAGCAGTACCGATCGTTTGACCTCCTGTGATCCTTGTCGTGCCTGTCAGATAAGCATTTTGGATTTCGTTGGTGGCGAAATCAAGATCGCCTGTCATTGCGTCGCCACTGACTTGAACAAACTCTTGTAGCACAGCGGCAGTAGTTCTCAACTCAACACGCGTGACGGTAAGAGTGAAGGACTGTGCAACCGTTCCGTCCTGCCCCCTGACAACTGTCAGAAGATCAGTAGAGCGGTTCGTACACCGCATGATTTCGATATTGCCCGCATCATCTTCCAGCGTTACATAGAAGAACTGATTCCCGCTAGGGCTTGGATAATTAGTACCAAAGCCAGCTGCGACCTGTACGAACAGATCACCAGTTCCAATGGATGCAGCGAGCAACGAACTCGCATTATTTGAAAAGATTACATCAGCCATTTCCGCCTAACCTTCTAACTCCCCAAGTGGGAGGATATGTCCAGCCCTGACCGCCAGCGCCGCCTGATTTCCTCAATGCCATATAGTACCCGATCTGTCGGAGAAAATTATGTCGTAATTGGGTCGCAAGTGCTGGTGCGGAGTACGGCTTATTTGGATGGAGGTAAACTCGTGAAAGATACCCATTCACGATGGCATCATAGAATTTAGTTGTAACTTCGTCAGTCAAGTTCGTTGCTGTAAAGCTCGGAATCAACGCTACAGTAATGTTGAGGTAGGCCGTCTTAGCATTTACCAGATATGGGAACAGCCTGATCGTATCTGGTGGTGTATTGATAAACCAAAATTGCGGGTCATCTGATGTCTCAGTCCTGTCAGGGCGAGCTGCCATAAATCTCAATGCAGGACCAACAGTTTTATCGACATTCAGGATACCAATGACCTCACTCTCAGATACACCGTCTGTCACTATAATGTCAGTTTCATCAGCTGGAGCATCGACACCTTCAATTACTGATGTCCATGCCCATGACCTCTCAAAGAACTCACGAGCAGCAAGACGAAGCTCACGAAGTCCCACATCTCGTTGGATACCGGGTGTTTGCGGAACTGTATCCTTAAGGATGTCCTCGAAAGTTTGGGAGAATGTCTCAGCCATATCAGAGTCCTAACGTTGACAATCGGAACTGGTTGAGTAGTAACCCAGCTCTACCATCGGTAGTGTACTCGTCGTCAACAATTTCTGCTACAGCAGTAACATACGTTACAAGAGGCGAAAAGAACTGCATCTCTATTCCGAACACATCTGTCCAGATAACCTGACCCGCACCGGGGCTAGAGTCAACTATCTCAGGGACGTTCAGGGAGTTATTCGCAAAAAGGGCGTAGAACGCATCTGGCCTCAACCGACTTAAGTCTTGGAGGCCGCGATTAAGAACATTTAGGAGGGTGAAATCAGTGTATCGCTGAATATCAGTATCGGTGTCTTGCAGGAGTTCCCGCGATTCTGTCACCAAATTTTGATATGTCTTAGCCACCACCGGCCTCCTGAGGGAAACCCCAGCCCCACCATAAGGCAGAGCTGGGGTAGATTCCTTAAGCTACGAGGCGGTTTAGCCCTCGTTGCCCTTGGCTACGTGTGCCAAGCCAAGTGCGAAGCCGTTAACAACCCGGTAGCCGAACACCTGCAGCCCACGAAGCAGATTGGAGAACGACCGCTCGGAGCGGAGGGTTTCCATCTTCGTAAACTGAGCCGCGAAAGTCAGTGCGGCAGTTGTGCCGAACAGAAGCGGATACGCGGTTGGTGTGCCAGTATCGGGAAGTATCAGGTTCGACAGATAGATCGTAAACCGATCAATCATGCCGAGGCGTCCATTACGAGAGATGGAAACGCCATCGCCTGAGAGAGAAGCATCCTTCAAGTCAGACCGCTTAATGCGGGCTGCAAGCCATGCCGGGATCACTAGGAAACGACCGGACTCAGGAAGATTCTGCTCGTCAAGTACTTGACCACAGTTGATGATGAAGTCGATGATCTTCTCAGCGTTGGCTGCGGTGTCACCTGCAAAGGTTCCAGCGCCAGCGCCTGAGACGAACTGCGGAGTAGCAGCTACGCCGAGGTCAATGTCACCGGAAATTGCTCCAGCGGTAAGACCACGGTTATCTGATTCGATCTGCGCACCTTCGCCTGTTACATCGGTTACGTCGGCAAGAACGTCAGTATCGACAACAATCTTCATCTGCTCTGCGGCGTCTTCTGCCCAGATAGATAGCTGATCAATGTCGGCTTGGATTTCCATTACGTCATCGAGTGCAAGGTTGAAATATTTACCCCTGTCGATAAGCAACGTCTGTTTGCCAACAGATGGACGCCTTACAACCAGATCAATGTCTGTCTGGTAGTCGTCGATCACAACATCAGGACGGCTTCGGATTTCAACCGTATCGCCCTTGTTCTTGATCTCGCCCTCGTAATCAGTATTGGCAATAGCGCCAAGAACGGTAGCAGCGTAGAATTTCTCCACGAGCTTTCCGCTCCATACTGCGGGAATGAATACACCTGCGTATGCTGGTGATGGCGTGGCTCCCGACCACGGTGTTCCGACTGGAAATGCCACTGTCATGCTCCTAGATTACTTCGGCAATGATTGTGCCCGTTTGTAATCGGCTAAACTTACGGCGGTTAGGCGA